CCTGCTCCTGTAGTAAGGTTAATCATGATAGCGTTGAGTGCTGTTCCGGCTTCTGAACCTTTTATACCTCTGTTTGCAAGTACACCAAGTGCCGTTGCGCTGTCCTCAATATCTACATTGAGTCCTTTGAACACACCGCCGGTCTGAATCCATGCTTCCATGAGCTGTTCTGCCGTCTGATTGGATTTGTTATTGGCTGTTGTCGCAACATCCAGGAATCTTTGTAAATTCTCTCCATTCTCGCCAATTACTTCTCCAGTGGCACTCATAGAGTCTGTTACAAGGTCAGAAGTTCGTGCAAGGTCTAAGTTCGTAGCCTCTGATAGCTTTAGCACGCTCGGAAGAGCCTTTACAGAATCCTCTACGCTCCATCCGGCTAATGCCATGTATTCCAAGGCATTGGCAGATTCTGTAGCTGTCTTTGTGGTTTCTCTTCCGTACTTCATGGCTGCTTCTCTGGCAATGTTGAATTCCTCTTCGCTCGCCTTTGCAGTTCCCTTCCAAGAACTCATAGCCTTGTCAAAATCCATTCCTACATCAACAGCTTTCTTTCCTGCCATTAATGCAGCCGCAGAGACTGTTCCCATTGCTACAACTCCGGCTTTACCTATCTTTTTCATTGCGTTATATGGAGCATTAAGGATTTTATCATTCTTCGCAAGCTGTTCTATCGGGCCAAGAGTGCCAGGAGCTGCTGCTTGCTTTGCAATATCTCTGATTTGCTTCTTAGTGAGAGCTGCACTTTTACTTAGACTGCCATCCATGATTCCCATGATTCGTACAGCTAGCTTATACTCTTTACTTGCCATCCCTATACTCCTTTATTCCGTCAATAATGGGCTTTAATTCATCGAAGAGACTTACTAAAGGAATGGAATAAAAAAAGCTTATCGGCGTGTGGGTAATCATTGCTACCTTTGCCGTAAGCTTTTTAAGTCCTATTTCCTCTATGCCCTCATGTAAAAAAAAGTAAATACCGAAGTCCTAAGTCTTAGTGCATCCCTTGCCTTGAGTTTCATGAGCCACTCATAAGGCATTCCGTTAGCCTTTGCCACAACCAATGCGCTATACATGGTGTCTACAGGCGTGTTTGCCGTCATGGTGATACCTGTAAGCCGTTTATATTCCCTGTCAACCTCGGTTAAACCTTGCAGGTCTAAATCCCACAGGCCTTTCAAGGTAATTTCCTTGTACACCGTTCCTTCAAATGTAATGGGAAGCTCCAACTCAAACTTGAAATCATCCATATTGAAATCTAAGGCAGAGTTATCCTCTGCCTTAGTCGTTTTCTTTGTACTAGCCATTAGCACAATCTCCTTACCTTATCCATGATGTCCTCATCGTTCACTACGAAAATCTCATTAAGCTTGTCATGCTCGATAAGCTTCTCGCCGTCTACCTCAACAAGCATATAGATAACTTCAAGCTTCATGCTCGCATTGAAAGCCTCTCCGACTTTCGCAATTCCGGGATTGATTTCAAGAGTCTTTCCACGGACAACAACACGCACCTGGGAATAATCAGTGACTCCAGTAGACGGGTCTGTCACCTGGATAGCACCTCTCAAAGTAACGCCGGTTACCTTGGAATGGTCTACGAATTTCGTAATGTCGTGATAGAGCGTTCTGAACGGAATCTCCTGTTGCATGGACTGTGTATGGCCAATTACCGGTGCTGCGTATTCACCGCCAATACCTGCACCGCTGATTGTTGCAGTGAGCATACTTAACGGTGCAAGGGTAACACTATCGGAAATTCCGATAAGCTTACCGCCGTCATGGTCATACACATTAAATCCGTTTAAAACCTCTGGAATACTTTTGATACCGATTTTTCCTGCCATTAGTTGTTACCTCCTACTGCACTTGAAATCAAAGTTGGGTCAAACTCGATATGGTCCACAATCCATTCTGCCGGAGTGAAGAACGCAATCTTCGTACTGAATACGATTTTCCCGTCAAGAATTGCTTCTTTCGGGTTCTCTGCTTCATCAAAGCTAAGACGTCCACCGGCGATAATGCCTGCTGCCTTTAAAGAGTTAAGGAAAATGTTCTCGGAATCCACTACAGCTTCGGACAAACGATAGTTAGCCGGTTCATCCACTTTGTTCTTATAGGTCTGAATAAAGCGGTTTCTGTACCAACTCATCATTCGTCTACAAGCAATCCATCTGTCCTTCGGGTCTGTGGACTTCGGATATGCTGTAGTATTATTTCCGTAAAGCTTGAATCCGTTGTCATTGATAGCCGTTACAACGCCAAGACCGTTTACGAGTTCTGCCTGCGGAACATCAAGGAAAACCTCTGTTCCGTCAGAAAGACAGGTAGCAGATACCGGGATGCTCTCACTGGAAGGAGACTTGTACGGAATATCTCCGTGGTCCATATCACACTTTGCCATTGCGCAAGCTGCAAGAGTGGACAGATGGAACACCTTTCCGCCGACCTTTACACAAGGGAAGAAAGCCATAGCGTGAGGATTCGTTACCCCAAGATACTTCTTTGCCGTCTCAACATCCGCATAGGATGTAAGCTTTACCCCCTGTGCTTTATACAGAAGGTCCAGAACACATTCGCAAGTGTACAATCCGTTTAAATCCTCTGTCTTTGCGCTAAGAGCCAATGCAACCAACGGCTCTGCTCCGAACTTAGGGCAAGCCAAAATACTCGGAATTACACCAAGCTTCGGATATACGTTCCGAATTGCTTCAATTCCCTTCGTTGCTCCTGTGGTTACGTCATATCCACCGATAACATCGTTTCCGGACACGGCTGTTACATCAGCAATGCCCTCTGTGTATTTAAGGGCTACACTGGTTACTCCGGACTGAATCTTCTTCACACGAAGTTTAACTTTCCCGTCCGTATCGCAGAAAAGTTCAAAGTCTTCTGATTCCTTTGCAGGAATCTCTTCTCCGTTGTTCGGCTTAATGGTTACACTTCCAAGCGCAACATCTGTTAGTGTGGTATCAACCACACCTACCTCTGTGATATTCACGGTCTTTGGCGCTGCCGCTGCGGTCTTTCCCTTCGTCGGGTCATATACATTGATAAATACCACAGGTGCAATGTTGTAGAGCTTAAAGCAAGCATCCATAGCTTCGCAAAGTGTGTATTTTGCGTAGTCCTCGGAATATCCGAAGAACTTTACCGCTTCCTCATAGCTGTTCAACAAAACAGGCTCATTCACCGTGCCGTATGCCGTAGTATGTACCGGAGCCGTACCGACAAACACTCTTACTCCATTTTCGGACTTCACCGGTGCTTTCACGGCAGTAGCATTTTCGACAGTGCTAATTCTGTGCATATATGCCATTTGTTCTTTCTCCCTTCTTTAATCAACAAGTTTCTTTGTAACTTCACCCTCGCAAACAAGAATGCTTTCTGCAAAGGCTCTGTCTATTTTTGCTTCTTCCTGGATGTATCCCGGAAGTTCACCAAGGAAGATTGTTCCGTGCGGAAGTCCTCTTCTTGATTCTCCAAGGTATATGTACTGTTTCACAGAAGATTCTTTTTCAGAACTTTTGTTCTTCTTTTTGTCCTCTTCTCTATTTGGAGCATTTGTTTCTACTTCCGTAGTTGCTACTTCTTTATCTATGGACTTATCCTCTTTTACAGATACTTCTCCCATTCTCTCTCAACTCCCTTCAACTCAAAGTCTGTTACAACTACGCCGAAGAAATAAGGGTAAGTATCCTCTTCGTTTACCTCGGCATCAAAGTTACCTCTGTTTCTGTACTGGCTCTCCAACATAGGGTCTAAGGTAAATCGCTGTCTTATCTTCTCTACAAGATTGATAATTTCCCTGTGTCCACAATTCGATTTGTCGTTATTGTAGATACCGAAGATAAAAGCAACCTTCACAACCCATCGATTGTCCTTGTCTTGCCACCATTTATCTATCTTCACATTGCACCAAGGGCATTTGATGATAGAATCTTCCACTTCATCGGTATAGAAATCCGTGGTGTCCGTTGTTTCTTCCTCATAAGCCTTAACTTCCTTTGTTGCTATCGGAAGTGCTTGCTCATAGATAGCTAACTTCGTAAGACTCTCCCCGTTATCAGCGGCATTTTGAAATCGCATTCCATCGAACAATGATGTCAGCTCCTTGACAAGCGCAATCTGCAAGCCTAACGGAGATGTTACCGGGAAATCTTTCATTCTTACCTCACTTTCGCTAGGGCTGCATCAAGCCGTTTCATACACTCATCAAGATACAGCTTTCCAAGTTCTGCCTCTTCCTTGCCGTAAACCTTCTCATTTTGGATTCTGGCTCTATCGGAAGAGCCTAGCACTTGATGGAGTTTTCCATCTTTTCTGTACCCAAGGAATAAATGGTCTCCTCCTGCTGTTCCATCTTTCTTTGTGTTATGAATCAGCATTTTAAAGGCTTTAGTAATATACTTTTTTTGTCCTTTAATCTGCCCTACAAGAACAGACGGTGAATTTCTTGTTTTCGCCACTCTTCTATAAATCGTTTTACCGCCTACGACTGCAACAGGAACGTTTCTATCATGTCCTTTATCCCACTTAGTAGTAGTATCCTTCTTCGACATATAAAACTTCGAGATTCCAGTAATTCTCGACTTAAAGTTCACGGAAGCGCTCGTTATTCCGGCACTTACTTTTGCCTTTTCAATAGAACTTCTTTCTTTCGTGCCTTTTGGAAACTCCCCTGAATATTCTCGCTTATCCGCTTTTACAAGCTTTCTACGAACAGTTTTAAGAATCCTGTTAGCGGAACTCGCCATGATGAACTCCGCACTCTTTCCGGTAATTTGGTTCATGGCACGGACAATCTTGTTGTAGGACTCAATATCCAGTTGAACAGATATAGACTCCACCGCTTTTTTATAGTCATTACTCATGATTTAAATGCCCTCAAGGTGACGGAATAAACTCCCCCTTCATCCCTTGAATCCGTTACACGGAACTCCTTTGCATCAATCTTGATTGCCTGTCCTCGGGCCGGCTGCTTACCTATGTTCTTCCTGGAAACATACAGAATGATATTGTCCTCATAGATTCCATCGATTCTGCTATGTTCAAACTGCTTCTTTCCTCTTTCTTCCACTTCGTTAGAGTCAATAATCACAGTCATTGGTTTGCCATTGATTAAATGCGTTTCGCCAAATTCATCAAGATTAAGGAATGTACTGGCTATGTCTTTAAATGCCCACTTCTTGAA